CAAGGTATAAAATCTTGTTCACCATAATCAAAGAACTGCATATATACTTTAGTGTGTTTCTGCATTACTCTACTTTACAACTGTTTTCATATACTTTTCTAAGTTTACCTAAAGTTTGCTGTACACAACTTCCACAACTAGATGGTCTTTTAGTTTCACCAAACACCTTATTGTATAGCTTTACTAATACTGCCTGATCCTCACCTTTAATCCTGTCACCTTGAACCTTAGCAATAGTGGTTTCATATATCTTTATTTCATCTTGGGTAAATTGCCTTATGGTTTTATAAGGAAACATTTTATTTAATTTATCCTTGCGTTCCTCACATCCACAGTCATCACCTAAGACAGCTTTAGCCACCTTGTCTATGCCTGTTGCTTTTAAAGCCTTCTCTATTGAGTCTCCTAATCCTTTACTTTTGGTCATTGTTTAATCCTTTTAAAATTTTATTTTTTAGTTTAACATCATCAATTATATCAAATGTTCTTTTTAATATAACATTTATAGAGTTTGTAATAATGTTCATATAGTGTGGTTGTTCTGCTAAAAAGTATTCTTTACCTTTTTCATCTTTAAAAGATAAAACGCTGTCGGTTTTAAAATCCTCAGTTTTGCATTGCTTTAAAGCTCTTAGTACCCTAGTTTTTTTCATAGTTCATTAATTAAATAGTTCTTGACATTCTTAACCGCCTTATATATTGTAGCTCTAGAAATCTTAGTTTCTTTAGCCATTTGATTAAGACTAAAACCCTCACGATAATATATTCTAAAAATTTCAGCATCAAACCAATATAAGTCTTTTAGTTTTTCCTCAATCCATTCTAACTTTTGTTCTACTTCTTTTTTGTCTTTTATAGTGTATTCTGTATTATCTGCTGTGATACTTTCTATTGTAGTAGTGGTGTGATATTCATAATACTTTTTATACTTATAGTAATACCTGCTAGTTTTACTATGATATTGATTAAGCATAATTCTAACAATGTAAAAAGTCATTTGACCTCTTTCTATTATTTCTCTTAATCTAATCTGATCGCATTTATATATCTCTTCAATAACAAAACTTAACAAATCCTCACCTTTACCATTAGTTATATTATAAGATATATCTTTTAGCTTATCGTAATTATCTGTTAAGTATTTGTCTAACATACTTTGATTATAGAGGGTACTTTATACTGTTTACATAGGTTATACTCTGTGTGACTCAATCTATCTGTGTGTACTTCAGCTATATTGCTGAATCTGTTATGTAGTTTTTTATAAATATAATTTAATATATTTTCGTTTTTTTTCAAATCTCGTAAAACAAAACTTAGTTCTGCACCACTTTCAAACAAAATTATAAACAAGTAATTGTTAGTATCAGTATAATTCCAATACAATCTTTCGTTTCTACTATTGAAAAATGTTCTTTTAACTATCAAAATAATTCCTTTTGTATTGTTGGTTTATAACTAGAATCATATCTTTTATTTTCGCCTTTAGGATATGGTTGTATTTTATAGTTTAAATCTTTTCTCCATTCTTTTACTTTTTTCTTATTTGCTATAAAATATATATATCTATGTTTTGAGCTTCTAAATTTTCTGTTTTTAGAATAATCTATATTTTTATTATAATGTCTACTATGTGTATTATCTTCTGATCCTATATCTGTTCTTTCTTTTGTTTTACCTGTGTACATCCAATTTGTAGCTTGGTATATGTAGCCATTGTGAAACATTAAAGTATCTGCATAACTTACTAAAATTAAATTATTTAATTTTTTTAAACATTGTGAAACAAAAAAACTTAACACATTTTTTTCTAAATTTTCATTAACACATAACCTATTTAATTCATATACATATTTAGAATTTTCAATACCACAAATTCCAATACATAAAGAATTAGAAGCAGGTTTACCAATAGTTAATATACCTATCAAGTCTTTTTTAAACAATCCAAAAGCATAGCTAATACTAGGTATTCTTTTAGCATAATGTTTATGTAATAGCCATTCTTTACACAAATGTTTTGCTATTGATTTTACTTTGTATTTTTCTTTAATTGTCATTCAAATAATTATTAATTACTTCTAAAGATTGATCTATGCCTGTACATATCTCTGCTTTGTATCCTCTTTTAATAAGTTCTTTTTGCCAATACAACTGTTCTTTAGTTGCTTTATTATATCCAATCTTTAATTCTATTGCTAATCCATGATATTTACCTTTCGGCTCATATATAAACAAATCAGGAAAGCCACGCTTATATCCACTCTTTTTAGCCTTAATACGCTGAGAATAATGTACCTGGTATTGACCACCCATTGATCCACAGTATAAAACATTTTGTAATTCTAAGTATTTACATACTGCTTTTTGTAATTGGTATTCTTTCATTTAAAAAATTTATAGATTATATAACTTATAATAGGTGTAGTCATTATTAAGGTTATTAGGTTTATATGTGCCTCACCACACAATCCAAATAAATGCTTTATAAACTCTATCATGCCTTATGCTTTTTTCTCCATGTTGTACCTGCTGTTGGTGAATATACACTTTCAAAGCCAAGTTCTTTTAAGTGTTCTAAGTATTCCTGTCTACCTGTATTGTCTAATTTACTGTAAGCAAACTTATCATAATAATCAAGGTATTTAGCTTTCTTATTTTTATTAAAGCCATTAGATGCCCACCTTTTAAGTCTTAGGTTTATATCAAAGGTTCTCTGCAACTCGGCTCTAAACTTAGTGCCACTCTTATTTTTCTCTGTCCAATATAGGAAAAAGTTATCTTTATCTTCATTACTAATATCTTCTATTGCGTGGATGGATTTTTTAAAATCCTCTATTCTTTTATTAATACTTTTACTTTTACTTTTACTACTACTAATACTAATACTAGCATTGCGGTCGCATTGCGTTGGCATAGCGTTTGCATTATTCCATCTTTTAGAAGCATTTTCTTTTGCCTTATTAGACTTATTATTTATCTCTTCTATATGGTTATTTAAACGCTTAGAATAAAAGCATCCATCCTCTACTACAAACAAATCAAAATCTTCTATTACTGCTTTAAGTTTATCTGCATCACATTGTAAGCTATAAGCTAAAGGTTCATAGTCATCAATACATAGTTTATTCTCTTCAGTAAATAATAATTCTAATACTGCCCAGAAGATTCCATAACCTTCCATGCCTAATTTTGAACGCATCTTGATTATCTTATAATCATAAAAGCTATTTGATTGATGTAAGAAGTAAGTTTTTTTCATAGTAGTAAATTTAAAGACAACGCCCATATTACAAAAAATACAGGCATTGTCAAAAATATAAAATTAAAATGGAGCTTTATTGTCTACAAACTCTAAGTTTTTAACACTTTGTTTGTCATAAACCCAATCAAGCATATTTTCTGCAAAAGTTTGTACCTCTGATATATCTATTTTATCATGACATACTAACTCTACTGTTGCTTTTAATACTGCTAGTTTAGATATTCTCCTGTCTTTAGCATCAAAGATTTGAGATTTTTCCTCTTTAGAATAAAATCTATCATCATTATTTTGAGGCTTAAAGTTATTACTAAAACCTTCTCTTTGTATCTTTATAGTACCTCTATCTGTAAGATCATAAGTAATCTCTTGACCTACTTCTACATAAGGATTGTCTTTCTGTTTAAAGATAGCTCCCTTATCTCCATTGTCAAGTTCTAACTCAAAGACATATAATGTTTTACCATCATTAGTTCTAAATTCAGGCTTCTGTTCAATGTTAGTTATTTTTGCTGTTTTCATATCTAGTTATTTAATAATTCATTTATATTTAGATTAAGTATATTACATAATCTGTTTGCATCATTAATCTTTAACAATCCTGGATTGCTAAGATATTTAAGCATTGTTGGATATGACATGCCCATAATACATGATAATTCTTTTTTACTTACCTTATTCTGGAACATGCTATATTCAATAGCCATTTTAAATTTTTCAATCATAATTAATTATTTAAAATTATACACAATAATAATAAATCTTTTTTAATACACAATTAAATAAATTTAATACTTATTAACAATTCAAATGTTAATAACTAAAAACAAAACTTTACATTGTGTTAAAATTATTTTATATATATTTGTTCTAACAAACAATTAAAACTATGACAAAATTATATTTAGAATCAGGCGAAAAGATAACATTAGAATTTTCACTTATAGAATCAAAAGTAAATACAGAAAAACGTATTGAGTATTATACAGGCAAATTAAATAGCTCTAATAATACTGAAGATGTTAAACGATATACTGAATTACTAAAGATTCAAAAGAACAAACTACAATCAATTACTAACCTATTAAATAAATTATAATGAGAACAGTAGAATTAGATACAGCAGATTTATCAACTAAAGAAGGTCGCATTAAATACCTTAATTATAAGAACAGTAAACAATGGATATTAATTACAGATTGCATGGGAACAGAAGCAGTCTTTGAAAAGATTACAAATGAATAAGACATATATAATAGCAGGTAAAGGTTATTTTCCTGTAAAGAATCAACAAGACTATACAGTCGTAGGAGTAGACACCTCAGATATACATTGGACACATGACCAAATAACTTTTACAGGAACAGAAAAACAATTACAACAGTTTCTAAAAAAGCTTATGAAAGATGAAAAGTATTATAAGGTCATAGGTATACATGAACACAATGAAAAAGAAGAGGAATACTATAAACAACTATTAACTAAAAAATCATGAAACACTATAAAATTAAAAAGCTAGTAAATGGTTACAGAGTTTCACCATTACTAAAGACAAGAACCCTAGTAGCACTACCATATATAAATACACATGAAAGCATTAAAGTTGAATGTGGTAATGAGTTTATGGTTGTAAATAAAGAAACACCACTATTGCATAAAGAGTCGTTTAAAGACAAGTTTGGAAGGAATAGAAATTACACATTATATTACTATGAGTGGTGTCCTAATGAGAATCAACAAAGGTTATTTTAAAGGACAATAGACACCCTCCTGTACGAACACGTTTAGTACAGGTCTAAGGAGATAGTTGCCTGTTACAAGAGACTATCTATTATCCTTTAATTTATTGATTAGCTCTTTAAACCTTCTACGCATACTTTGAATGTCATATACTTTATTATGGTTTTCATCATAAGTATAATACGCACCGAGTTTAATTTGCTCACTATATATGTTACCTTTTTTACTCATAGTTTCATTAACAAATTTATAGGAAGTTTTCCGTTATTCAAAACGACAGCACATCCTATTGCTGGTTTTTTTCCATACTTAGCATAAGCCATAGCATAGCTTTCATGGTAAATTCCGCAGCCCACCTGCATACCAAATACTCTAAAATTTTGACCATGAA